ATCTCCCGGATCTCCAGCGATGTGATGACTGATAACGGGAAGTATAACCTGGGCGAAATCCTGGAAAACGGCACTCCGAAGATGGACCCGAGACCGTTTGAGGAGCCCATCATGGAGAAGGCCAAGAACAAGATCTTGCGGATCTACAACGCACCATATTTCTAAGGGGGACGGACGATGATTGAACAAGCACTCTATGAGCATCTGCTGAAGCAGAAGTCCCTCTTCCCTTTCCTGGCTGTCTACAATGGTCAGCCGGCCATTTTCAACCAGGAAGCTCCCTCCGATGTGGACGACCTGTGGAACGACGGCCCCCAGTACGGGCGGCTGGTTTTCGCGGTGGATCTGCAGGGAGACCCGGAGCGCATCATGGGCGGAACGCTGGTGGTGGACATCATGTGCAAGGAGGATGAGCAGTTCCCCGAGGACATTGAGCCCATCGTGAAGGATCTGATCCATGGGTATTTCTTCTCCAACGGCACGTTTACCACGGCCGCCCAGTGGAAGAATTCCTCCTATTTCACCCAGCCCACCGACCATGTCACCGGTTGCACCGTGGCTTTTGACCTGCTGGGCTTCCCGGTGCTGACCACGTCGGATCCCGATGTGATCGAGCGGATCAACGCATGGACCAGCGAGAGCTTCCCTATGCTGCATGTGATCAACTACGAGGCGCTGCCGGCTGCCGCATGGAAGCCGGAGGGCGAGGAGGCCGCCGTCTACTGGCGGATGGTCACAGATGATCCGGCCGGCTGGATCCCGGACACGTTCCAAACGATCTGGCGAACAGCCAATCTCAAATGCCATGTGTTTTCTGAGGATTTTGCTGCCGCGGCAGACGCAGCGCGAGGAATCGTCTTCCGGCTGTACGCGGTTAAGCGGCTGATGAAACAGGGGGAAGCCCCGATCATGGTCAACCGGAGGAACCGGCTGGATCTGAGCGCCGATCCCCTGCGGGCGGGGCAGATCGCGGTGGAGGCCACCTATGGCGTCATCGTACAGTTTGCCAACGAAAACCACCTGCAGGGCATCAGATACGACAAAAACTGAGCATCGGAAGGAGAACCGATCATGGCAAGCAACAAGGAAAAGGCCGCGGAGCCCGCTGTGGAAAACCTGGCGGAGATCAAACCCGCCGAAAGTATTTACACCGCCGCCGAGCTGGCCGGCAATTATAAAGCGTTTGGTACATACCGCGAAATCGTTGTAGTCGCCCTGCGTCTGGCAGGGAAAGAGCAGGCGACCTTCCCGGAGGCTAAGCGCATCATCGAAAACTTCAAGAACAAGGAGGTCAAGTAATCTATGGCTATCTTTTTCAAAGAGGGCGAAACTAAGATTCGCCCCGGCATTTACCAGCGCTATGAAAATATCGGCTTCAGCACTCTGGTGGCGGCTCAGGACGGCATCTGCGCCATCCCCGTCCGTTCCAGCTGGGGTCCCCTTGGCAAGGTTGTGAAGAACAACCGCGCCGCTGATCTGGCCAAGAACTACGGCGCCGGCACCTATGGCGCAGGCTACACCGTTCCCGCTGCTGAGGCAATGTTCCGCGGCGGCGCTGTGACCGTGTACACCTACCGCATGGGCACCGGCGGCGCAAAGGCCAGCCTGACCGTCGAGGGCATGACCGTCACCGCCAAGCATGTGGGTACTCTCCCCATCAGCGTGGCCGTGCAGGTGAGCCTGGGCGACAGCGCCAAGAAGCAGTTCCAGGTTTACACCGGCACCACTCTGGTGGAGTCCTTCCCCTTCGCCGCCGATGGCGTCAAGGAGGGTGAGAACCTGATCGCTGCCGTCGCCAACTCCAAGTATGTGGAGCTGAGCGCGGAGACCGCTCCCGCTGTGGTTCCCGTTCTGCCTGTGGCTTCCGGCGCTCTGGCCGGCGGCGAGGATCCCGTTGTGACCAACGAGGACTACTCCAAGGCTTTTGCCGCCTTCGAGGGCTACTACTACAACACCATCGCTCTGGACGTGGACGACGATGACAACATGACCCTGTCCCTCATGCTGCAGGCCTACAAGGAAGCAGCCTATGAGATGGGCAAGCTGGGCATCGCCGTGGTTGGCGAGAAGACCAGCGTGGACTTCATCAACCGCCTGGCCCATGCCAGAATGTTCAACGACTACAAGGTCGTGTACCTGGGCGGCGGCTGGATGAACGGCGCGGACAGCATGGATGGCGTTATGGCTATCTGCTACACCGCCGGCGTCATCGCTTCCACTCCTTCCAACAAGGGCATCACCCACACCGTCATCAACGGCGGCACCGAGCTGTGCGAGGCTCTGACCTACTATCAGTACGAGGAAGCCATCCTCAGCGGTATGCTGATGGTGAGCATGTCCACCGACGGCGAGATCTGGTACGACTCCGCTGTCAACACCTTCCTGTCTCCCATTGACACCGTCAACGACGAGGGCTGGAAGAAGATCCGCCGCGTGAAGGTGCGCTTCGAGATGTTCGACCGTCTGGATCGCGCTCTGGCTCCCAAGGTGGGCCGCGTGTCTGCCGACACCGACGGCATTGCCGATGTGATTCAGACCGGCCAGCGGATCCTGGATGCCATGGCGGACGACGAGCACAAGCTGGCCTCCGGGCCCAGCTTCGTGGAGGATCCCGACAATCCCATGGTCGGCGACAGCGGCTGGTTCGCCATTCAGGCCGACGACCTGGATTCTCTGGAGAAGATCTATCTGCGCTATCAGTTCCGCTATAGCCAGAATTCTTAACAGGAGGAGCTAAGAAATGAACAAGAACAACACCCTCAACACTACCGAGCTGATGACCGGCAAGGACGGCCGCCTGTTTGTGGAGTTTAACGGCGTGAACATGTTCCTGGCAGAGATCAACACCTTCGCCGTGAACATGAACGTCAACACCACCGAGAAGCAGCCTGTTGGTTCCATTCTGGTCCACCGCATTCCTACCGGCGTCACCTTCGATCTGACCTACACCGAGATGGTGATCCGCGATGACCTGATCATGGAGCCCCTGCTGGCTGCCATTCAGGAGGGCCAGATCCCTGTTTACAACTTCCAGGGCGTGGCATACAAGCCCGACGGCCAGGAGCAGCGCCTGACCTTCAACGGTGCCGTTCCCAACGGCAACTTCGGTCTGATGAGCCTGACTCCCGGTGAGGTGATCGAGCGTGAGCAGAGCTTCGCGCTGAACCAGATCCCCAAGTTCATCTCTTCCCTGGCATCCACTTACCTGCAGTAATTTCAATCAGGGGCCCCGCAATGGGGCCCCTTACATAAAAAAGGAGGATTTTCCCCATGGCAACCAAGGCAACTGAGAAGAAGGACATCACCGGCCTGGATCAGGCCAGCGACCGCCGCGAAGCCGAATATGATCTGGTCACTTCCCTGCTGAGCGCGGCAGAATACAGACTCAGCGAGGAATCTATTTCCACTGTTGACATCAAGAGAGCGGGCAAGTTCCTGTTTTCTGTAAATATCCATCCCATCAGCGAGGCCGACCTGCGGACAGCCCGCAAGAAGGCCACCCTCTACATGCCCAACCCCAACAACAAGAAGCTGCCTCCCATCGAAAAGGACTTCGACACTGCAAAGTTCAATTCGTGGATCATTTACCTTGCGACTACCGAGGAAGATCAGGAAAAGATCTGGGGCAACAAGCAGGTGATGCAGAAGTATGGCCTCTCCCTCCCTGTTGAGAGCATCGACCTGCTGCTGACCTGGGGCGAAAAGCGCAACCTGGCGGATCTGGTATATGACATCAGCGGCCTGAACGAGACCCCGGATGAGGAATACCAGGACGAGGAGACCTTTCTGGCTTAATCTCTTCGAGGAAAGCGGGCTTGCGTACTATCTGCACACCATCTTCCAGAATCAGCATATACTTCCCGGCGTGATCATGGGGCTGAGAGGGCCAACCGAAAAGATCCTGCCGGGGGAACAGACGTTTGCCCTGGCCAGCACGAAAAAGGCGCTGGAGGAGGGAGACACGCCTGTGAAAATCCGCAATTTTTCAAAACCGAAACAGACAACGGAAGGGTCATAGCGGCCCTTCCGTTTTTTTGGTTCCGGCCGTGCGGGGCCCCGGTGCAACCTGCTTTCCTGACGGCCCATATTATACTGATTATATGAGATTTACGGGCAATCGGAGGTGAGAATATGGGTCAGCGCTATGTGATAGATCTGGAAGCGAGGTTCCAGGACCATGTGACCGGAGAGACCGGCCCGGCAACCAGATCCCTGAAAGGTCTGGGCGAGGCTGCAGAGCAGGCGCAGGGCAAAATCGGAAAGCTGGTAAAGACCAAGGCCCAGATCGAGGTTGACGCCAACAACACCAAATTTGTCCGAAAGATCCGGGAGGCGGAAGCGAAGGCGCACAAGCTGGGACGGACCAAGACCACGATGGTTCTGAATGCGCTGGACAAGGCCACGGTAAAGATCAACAAGGTGATCGGCCACGCGAAGAATTTTGCCGCGAAAACCTATAATGCCATCCTGAAGGTCATGGACTCTCAGGCCGTGAAGGCACTGGGCGAAGTGGGCGGAACGCTGAAGCACATAACCGGCCGGACCTGGTCCACCATCGTCAAGATCAAGGACTATGCCACGGCGCCGCTGCGGAAAATCAAAGACTCTCTTTTCAGCATCAAATCGCTGATTGCGGCCGTGACGGCCGGCGTGGCAACCAAGCAGCTGATCATGGATCCGGTGGGTCTGGCGGACACCATTGAGAGCTCCCGGATCGCTTTTACCACAAAGCTGGGAAGCGAAGAGAAGGCTGAGGAATTCCTGCAGTCTATCTATAAATTCGACGAAAAATCTCCCTTCGACACCATGGAGATCGTCGGCATCACCCAGCAGATGATGAACCTGGGCTGGACGGCTGAGGATGTTCTGAAGGATCTGGGCACCATCGGCGACTGGTCCGCCTCTTTGGGCAAGGGCGAGGAAGGCATCAGTGCCGTCACCCGCGCCCTGGGCCAGATGCGGATGAAGGGCAAACTGTCCAGCGAGGAAATGCTGCAGCTGACGGAGGCCGGCGTGAATGGCTGGCAGTATCTGGCGGATTATCTGGGTACTGACATCCCCAAGGTCCGCGAGATGGCCGAGGACAACCTGATCGACGTGAACACTGCCATCACCGGCATTATGGCCGGTATGAGCGAGTATTCCGGCTCTGCCGCCGCTACGGCCGACAGAACGGTGAGCGGTCTGAAGGATCAGGTCATGTCCCTCTTCAAGACCTACGTTGCCCTGCCCTGGGGCGAAGGTCTGGGCGAGGGCTTCCGGGACGCTCTGACGCAGGTGCGCGATGTGATCGATGAGAACAAGGATGCGCTGAAGGGCCTGGGCACCGAGCTGAAGGAAGTCGGCAAAGCCATCAGCGGATGGGTGGCCGACCGGGCAGAGAATGCGATCAGACGGATCAAAGAAATCACCTCCGGGGATGCGTTCAAAAACGCAAGCATCACCGGGAAAATCAATATGCTGTGGGACGGCGTGATCGCCAACCCCTTCTCCAAATGGTGGAAAGAGACCGTGATCCCCTGGTGGGATGACACGGCTGTTCCCTGGCTGGAGACAAAGGCTTCCAAACTGGGCAAAAACATCGGTTCCGGCCTGACAAAGGGCCTGATGGCGCTGCTGGGCATCGACTATGCCAGCGCCATTGAGGACGGATCGAACATCGCCGGCGGTTTTGTCAACGGCTTTTTGGAGGGCTTTGACGGGGCGGCCATTACGGACGCTTTTGTGGATGCCATCACCAACGTGTGGAGAGCCCTGCCCGGCTGGGCGAAGCTGCTGATCGGCGGCACCGCCATTTACAAAACCGGCGTTGGCGCCGCCAGCGTGATCGGCAACGTCAAGGCGTTGATCGGAACAGCGGGCGGCCAGATCCTGGCGGATGGATCTGTTGCCCCTGCCACGGGCCTCCGGGCTGTGTTCGGCAGCACCGGCAACTATATGGTATCCGGCACCGGTATGTTAGGTTCGCTGGCAAAACTGGGATACAACGCAACAGGAGGACCCGCTTCTGCTGCAGCTTACTTCGGCCATGGTATGAGCGGAGCGGCGGCTGCCGGCATCGGAGGCGGCATCGTTGCCGGTATCGGAACCGGTATCTACACAGCGGGAAGCGGCGTTGTAGACATTTACAAAGGTTCCAAAAACAATGACGACGATTCGATCAATTCCGGTTTGTGGAAAATAACCGGTGCAGGCGGCGGCGCAGCTTTGGGCGCGGCTATCGGAACAGCGTTTGGCGGTCCTCTGATCGGAACAGCCATCGGAGCGCTGGTCGGCAGCGGCGTTGGCTGGTTGCAAAGCAATCAGATAAAGAAAAATGCTGTGGAGGCCGCACAGGCCTCCGGCACCCTGGAGGAACTGGCAGCTTCTGAGTCCATAGCGGCAAAAAAAGCACAGAAACTGCTGGATGAAATGAGAGCTCTGGCAAAGGCTGACATGGCCGAGCATTTTGGCGATGTAGCACTCTCCGCGGATCAGGTCAAATCTGCAGTGAATGATCTGATCGGCCAGGATGTGATCGACCGGGCGACCGCGGCAAGCGACGCCCTCGCACAGCTCAACTCCTCCATGGAGTCCTTCAGAACGGCAGACTACAACCTGAACCGATCTCTGTGGGATACCACGCTGGCCGATGGCAAGGCGCTGTCTGATGATGAGATCAGCAAGCTGAAAAGCAGCTATGAGGCTTATTCCGATGCGGCATCGGCTTTGCTGGACGATAAGCAGTATGCGTCCGAGGAGTCCATCAACGCACTTCTGGGTGACACTGAAGATGCGAAAAATGTGCTGAAAGCATCCAAGGACTATTATGCACAAACCCGGAAGCAGCTGAAGGAAAAAACGACTGAGTTCACCAAGGCTCTGGAAAAGGCGCTGGATGATAACGGAGACGGCAAGATCAACTTCGCGGTTGGCGAGGGCGTCATTTCTCTGGATGAAGAGAAGAGTCTGCAGGAGATCCGCAGCCAAATTTCCAGAATCACCGCCCAGATCGAGCAGGAGCAGTACACGGCCGACATGAACATCATCAAGGCCAAATTCAGCACTGATAACATAAATGTGGAGAGTTTCGGGCTGCTTATGGACGAGTTGGAGTCCACCAACAGCGAAGTTATTTCCAGTTTCTGGGATGAGTTCGGCGCAGCATCCGTTGGTCTGGAGGAAGGCAGCGATGCCTGGAACACGCTGCTGGAAGGTACACTTACTGAGATTGCCAACACCCTGCAGAATGCCGGCGATCTGGGCATGGATAAGCTGCAATCCAGATGGGCAAAGGATCTTGGCATCCTTGGCCATGATCTCTCTGACATTCTGGCGAACAATACCGGCCCCGAAATCACGGCGGCCGCGGAAAATCTGAGCAAGGAAACCAGGGCATCCATCGACGCGATGCTGGATCACATGGCGCCGACCACAGAGCAGATCCAGGAAGTGGTGGAGGCATACCGAAACGCCGGGCTGGAGGATAAAATCCCGGAGGCTTTGCTGAGCTATCTGAATACCACGGAATTCTACGAAGCGCTGTCAGCAGGACCGAAGGCTGTGGAGAATTTCTTCCGAACCTTAGAGATTGACATCGAGCCGAAGGGCTTCAATTATGACGCCTCTTTTGAAGAGTGGCAGCTAAACGCCCCTCTTGGGCAGGTTTTTGAAGTAGAGGCAAATGTCAAAACCAACTGGACCTATGACGCATGGGATGATGAGTGGATCGCACCGGATGAGACTATTTCCTTCACTACGGAAGCCATGGTCAAGGCCGGATGGACATACAATCCGTTTGAGGAACAGTGGATCAGCCCGGGAGAAGCATATACATTCGGCACCAACGGCGAGGTGAATGTATCCTGGCTTGTGGATAAGTTTGGGGACAAAGTTCTCGCTGATGGTAGCACAAATGCGACCTTTGGTGTGAATTCTTCCTATACAGCCAGCACGACCGTCGATCTGTACACCAAGTATAACGTGATTCCCAGCCAGAAAAAGGCTTATGACCTTTTGCTGGACGAGGGCTACTATGGAGCACCCGGCGGCCAGGGATACCGGGGCGGCATCTTCGGCGGCGACAGCGCCATGGATGCCTTTGCACGGGGCGGCCGGACGGACAACAGCGGCATCGTGGGCGGCAGCACCCGGTTCATCCGGGTGAATGAGGAAAGCCCGGAGATGATCATCCCCCTGAGCAGCCAGCGCAGAGACCGGGCCATCGACCTGTGGGAGAAGACCGGAGAACTGCTGGACGTGGATCGATACGCCAGAGGCGGCTATGTTGGCCGGCAGATGAGCGAGGGCTTCAGTTTCCGTGCATACGATGCCGATGATGGCGTTGGCGGCCGGGTGGTTCAGGTGGACATGGGCGGCGTGACCGTGGAGTTCCATGTGGACGTAAGCGGCGGGCAGAGCGTGGCGGAAGCCATTCAGGCCCAGGCACCCGAGATCGCAGAGATGGTGGCCGGCATTATCAACGACGCCATCGGCGCTCAGTTTGAGAACACACCGACGAAGGGAGGCGCCGCCTGATGAATATTGACATCTACATCCGCGAACGCGAAGGCAGCCGGGAGATCCGCATCCCCTGGCTGCCGGAGACCATCCTTTTCAAGAGCGGCGGAACCGTCCGGGCAAGCTACGACATCATGAACAAGGGGCCGGCGGAGATCCCGACCGGCTCCGGCCTTTGTGAATACTCCTGGGAGAGCGTTTTCCCGGGGAAGTACCGGACGGACCGCTCTATGCAGCGGGGAGAATGGCAGGATCCCGCTGCCTATCACAACATTCTGGAAGACTGGAAGGCCAAGGGGACGCCGCTGGTGATCCTGGCCGTGGGCTATCCCATCAACAAGGACGTCTATCTGGACGACTACATCGGGAAGGCGGCCGGCGGCTTCGGGGACATCGAGTACGAAGTCTCTTTCATTGAGGATCGGGAGATCACCATCTCCTCCACAAAAGAGGCCTCCGGGGGCGGCACCCAGCGGCCTGCAGCGACAACAACCACCTACACCATCAAGCAGGGTGACACCCTGTGGAGCATCGCCCAGCGGTTTTTGGGCTCCGGCGCCAGGTGGATCGAGATCTACAACGCCAATAAGGAGATCATCGAGAGCACCGCGAAAAAGCGGTGGAAAGCCGCAGGGATCGACCGCGACAGCCAGAACGGCCACTGGATCTTCCCGGGGACCGTGATCACCATTCCCGGCGCAAGCGGAACATCTGCAGGCGGAACGACGAAGAGCTCTTCGATCACAAGCGCTGCCGGCAAGAACAAGAACGAAATCCTGACCAAGAATTAGGAGTGACAGCATGAAGGCATCCGTCAAGAATCCTATCTATACGGTCTACATCGTATCCGGTCAGACCAAATACAACCTGACCAACGCGGTGGAGAGTATCGGCTTTTCCGAGCAGAAAAAGCAGATCGCCAAAAGCTGCACCATCGATCTGGTCAACGTGAAGGTCGGCGGATCCTGGCTGTCCTCCCTGCTGAAGGTGAGAGACCGGGTATTTATTTACGCGGACGACGGAGAGCGGAGCGAGGAGGTCTGGCGG